AGCAGAAAAAGAAGTAGCTATCAGAAAAGCACTACAAGAAAACCAAACCAAACAAACAAACTTCAACACAAGCACAGCAGCAGAAATAAGACAATGGACAAGCATCATCACAGATGCAATAGGAGCAGTAAAAGGAATGGGTACAACAAAAGGAGGAAGCGAAACAATCAAATTCGAAGACGGAAGCTCACAAACAGAATACTGGAAAAACTAAATGTGCTTATACCCAAAATTAATACGCAACCGCAAATACTGCGTAACTGAAAAAAACAATGGCAACGTACCCGTGGTAAATGATCCACGGGTACTATACGTACCAGTAGGATGCCAAAAATGCATAGAATGCAGAAAACAAAAAGCAAGACAGTGGAGCATAAGACTACAAGAAGAAATAAGAAACAACAAAAACGGAAAATTCGTAACACTAACATACAGTAACGAAAGCATAAAAGAATTGACAGGGGCAATAGCAAAACAAAACGAAGGAATAATACCAGAAGGATACGAACTAGACAACGCAATAGCAACAATAGGAGTAAGAAGATTCTTAGAAAGATGGAGAAAGAAAAACAAAATAAGCGTAAAACACTGGCTAGTAACAGAACTAGGACAAGGAAAACACAAGAAATACCAAAACACAGAAAACCTACATCTACACGGAATAATATTCGGAGAATCAGAAGAAATAATACAACACTGGCAATACGGACACGTATACATAGGATCATACGTAAACGAAGCATCTGCAAACTACATGACAAAATACATAAATAAAGTAGACATGATGCACAAAGAATACATGCCAAAAGTACTAACAAGTGCAGGAATAGGAAAGGGATACACAGACAGACTAGACGCAAAAATAAATAAATACAAGGAAGAAGGAACTAAAGAAACATACACAACAAGAGAAGGAAAGAAAATAGCACTACCAATATACTACCGAAACAAAATATACACAGAAGAAGAAAGAGAAAAACTATGGATAGAAAAACTAGATAAAAACGTAAGATACGTAGAAGGAAGAAAGATAAGCATGGAAGACGGAGGAAAGGTATACATGAAAGCACTAGAAGAAGCACAAAAAAGAAACAAAAGGCTAGGATACGGAGACGATGAAGTAAACTGGAGCAGGATAAAATACGAGAACGAAGTAAGGAAATTAAAAATAGCAAAACGCATAGAACTTGCAAAATAATACAAAAACATATGGCGATACGCGAAACGCGCCCGGGCTGAGACATCCCTATCGCACTCCGTATAGGGTAAACGCCTACGTAAAACCCGTCAGGCTGCAGCTCCGTCCCGCGCAAGGCCATACCAACGCCTTCCTCCAAAGGCAGGCATATGAGGCAAATACAGAGGCGAACGAACGATAGTTAGGGAGAAATTAGAAAATGATTAGAAATGAACAGAAACGAAAAAAACACATGGGTAGGAGTTGCAATACTCCTAATAATTTACTTACTTGCATGCATAATGCTGGAGAGGTACTTCAGCGCATAAACATAAAAAACATAAAAAACACAATGAAAACAGTAACAGAAACAATTAAGGAAATTGCGTTACTAATCAAAGCAAAGGATTACATGAAACGCAGCGGACTAAGCGAACAAATCGTAAAGGACGTCAGCGCAATCCTCAGCGAGAAACAAGAGGAAAACGAAGAATTCCTAAAAGCACTACAAAGAGGTAATTAACATGCTATGGAGCACACGAAAAATAAGAGTCCTCCGGGAAACCGGAGAGGAAATAAGTCAAAGAATGGCAGAAAAAAAATACATATTAGTACACACTAAAAAACATATACAACACAATGGAAACCAAGGAATCGTCACAATCACGGAAATATACACCGAAGACAAACAACTTAAACTCAACATTTGAAGAAACAGATATACCAGACCCAAAACAAGAAAAACTATTCCCAGAATGGGACAAAAACGGAGCCGAAAAAATCGGCCCTGCGGGGCTAAAAGCGGAAGGCGGCCCCGTAAAGATGGGGCCCGAAAACATACCATCCGGTAGCAGACAACTACTCGAACAAGTACCAATCGAAGACACACCATTCACAGCGGTAAAACTAGATGACAAATGGTTCCTAACACTAGGAAAATACAGACTATCAGAAGTAATGCCAAGCCTAGAAATGGTAAAAGAAGACGCAAAAGACGCGTCATGGAACAGGATAATGCAAATCATCCTGATAATGATCAAAGAAAACGAACAACAAAAAATCGACACACTTAAAACAAACTAAATTATGGGACACGAAATCACAATAGGCGGACAACGCCTCGGATCAGGTAACAAAATGAAAGCATACCTGAAAAACTACGAAAGAAGCACACACGACCTCTCATACGTATGGAGATCAACAATGTCAGCAGGAACACTAGTACCATTCATGAGCGAGGTAGCACTACCCGGAGACACATTCGACATAGACTTAAACTGTGACGTTCTAACACACCCAACAATAGGACCACTATTCGGAAGCTACAAAGTACAACTAGACACATTCCAGATACCAATTAGACTATACCAAGGAGCATTACACATGAACATGCTAGGCATAGGAATGGACATGTCAAAAATATGGTTACCACGCATACTAATGGACGCAAATCCAATAGACCTAACATTAAACTTAGACAACCAACACATAAACCCAAGCTGTATATTCTCATACTTGGGAATCAGAGGACTAGGATACGAAGTAGCAGGAGGAAAACCAATTAGATACTTCAACGCAGTACCATACCTAGGATACTGGGACATATACAAAAACTACTACGCAAACAAACAAGAAGAAATCGGGGCAATGATACACAAAAACCCGACAGAAGAAACAGTAGACTTAACAAGCTGCAAATTCAACGACACACAATACGGAAGCGTAACAATACCAGTAGACGCAACACCACCTTACACATTCGAACAAGTGGTAATGGTAGCGGGGACATCAGTAACAATAACAGGCACGGGAATCACAGAAGCATCAAGTCCATCAAACCTAAGATTCTACACAAGCCTGGACACAATACTACCCGGAGACGCAATATTCAACACATGGGAAAACGTAAACAACAACTTAATCGGAAGCAATCCAAAACCTGAATTCATAAACATACTTTGGGAATTCGGAAACGTAGAATACGACAACGCTGGAACAGACACACTAAATGCTGAACCAGAAATACTCACATTCCCTCTAGAAAACATAGACACTATGCGCAAACGACTGTTAATCCAACAAATGGACTTACCATTGGACATTAACAACACAGACGAAGCACCCTACGGAACAGCACTACAATTCGTAACACTATCTGACTTAAGCGTAAGATACAGCAAAACATACGGTCAAGAAGGATTAGCACTGAAAACATACAACAGTGACCTATTCAACAACTGGATAAGCACAGAATGGATAGACGGACCAGACGGAATCAGCGCAGTAACGGCAATCGACACATCAGACGGATCATTCACAATAGACGAGCTAAACCTAAGCAAAAAGGTATACGACATGCTCAACAGAATAGCACTAAGCGGAGGATCATACGATGATTGGTTAGATGCAGTATACACACACGACAGACAAAGAAGCGCAGAAAACCCAATGTACTTAGGAGGATTAATCAAAAACTTAGTATTCCAAGAAGTAGTATCAAACAGCAGAAGCCTAAACCAACCATTAGGAACACTAGCAGGACGCGGTAAAATGGGAAGCAAAAACAAAGGAGGACACGTAATAGCAAAAATAGACGAACCAAGCTACATCATGGGAATCGTATCAATCACACCAAACGTAGACTACTCACAAGGAAACAAATGGGACGTAAACTTGGTAACAATGAACGACTTCCACAAACCAGCACTGGACGAAATAGGATTCCAAGACTTAGTAACAGACCAAATGGCATGGTACGACACACCACTAAACGCAGCAGGAACACCAACATTCAAAAGCGCAGGGAAACAACCAGCATGGATAAACTACATGACAAACGTAAACGTAGTACGAGGAAACTTCGCAGACCAAAACCAACAAATGTTCATGGTACTAAACAGAAGATACGGAGTAACAAGCCCTGACGGAACAGCAGTAACAATAAAGGACTTAACAACGTACATAGACCCTAGCAAATTCAACCACATATTTGCAGACACACGAAGAGACGCACAAAACTTCTGGTGTCAAATAGGAGTAAACATAACTGCACGCAGAAAAATGAGTGCAAAAGTAATACCAAACTTATAATCAAAACAGGGGGGTGAAAAACCCCCCTAACAAAAACAATGCTAGAAAACTACATACACAAAACACTAAAATTCAGAAAAATTATGAAAAGCTACACACAAAACGCATACCTACCTACAAAACTAGTAGTAAATACTAGCGTAGAAGGAGAAACAATAGAACAAAAAATCGAAAGGATAGTTAGCAACAAGGAACCTATAAAAGACGGGGCACCAATACTATACATAGAAAGAAAGGAAGGAGTAAGACCAAGCACAAACATAAGAACAGACAGATTCGAAATAGCAATCGAAGCACAGGACAAAATCGCAAAAAGCTACAAAGCAAGACGCGAAGAACGCGCAAAAGACAAAAAAGACGGAACAGATGGCGAAGCCAAGTCAATACAAGGCACCTCAGAGCCCAAAATTTAACCAAAAAGGGGCGGTACGCATGTATTTATATATATGAACTATATGGGTAACGCTTTCAAAGAAAGACGCGAAAGAAACACAAACTTAAACACAAAAAACATGGACAACTTATCAATGGCATCAGGAGCAATAGGAGCAGGACTAGGACTAGCAACAGCAAACTGGCAAGACAAACGACAAATCAGACAACAACAAAAACTGCAAGACATGCAGATAGCCGGAAGCAAAGAAATGGGAGAATTCAACCAAGGACTAGCACTAGAAACATGGGAGAAAACAGGATACGAAGCACAACGCAGACAAATGCAAGAAGCAGGACTAAACGTAGGACTCATGTACGGTGGAGCAGGATCAGGAGGCACAACACAAGGAGGCGGAGGAGGCCAGGTATCAGGAGGCCAAGCGGCAGGAGGATCAGGAGAACTAGGAATGGCAATACAAGCAATACAATCACTAAACCTAAACAAAGCACAGAAAGAAAACATAGAAGCAGATACTAAGAACAAAGAAGCAGACGCAGTAAACAAAGGAGCAGAAAAGACGAACATCGAAACAGAAACAGCAAAAAAGAAAGCAGAAATCACAAACTTAGAAGAGCTAAAAAAGAGCCTAAAATCAAAAGCAGCAATAGACGCAATAGATGCAGAAATCGCAAGCCTAACGAAAGAAGTAAAGATAGAACAAATCAGCAACGAACAAGCAAAAGCAGCGGGCGAAGCAGCAAGCGCACTGGCAAAAGGACAAGTAGACACAGACACGGTAGGATCAAGAATCACACTGGTAAACAAAGCAGTAGAACAACAAGGGCTAGCAATCAAAGCACAACAACAAGGACTAGTAAAGGGAGACGCAGACATAAAACTCGTAAACCAACAAATCGCAAAAATAGCAAATGACGTACTACAAAACGAAAGAGCAAACCAACGAGAATGGGACAAACTCAGCATAGCAGAAAAAGAAGTAGCTATCAGAAAAGCACTACAAGAAAACCAAACCAAACAAACAAACTTCAACACAAGCACAGCAGCAGAAAT